TCATGGAACTGGCCAATCTGCAAGATTTGAAATAATTTTAAAAGAATCAGATGTAGGAGTTGACTTTGCAACAAACAGATATTTTGTGTCACAGAAAAAATTAGAAAATTTATACAAGAGCACTGGGTTCACATGGAGCGTTGTAGACGTGGTAAAGGTTTACGCAACAGTAATTAAAGATGAAGCAGAATCTGATGACTACTATATTTGTTTAGATGCTTTAAGACTAGAGAATACAACTTCTTCTAATCCAGTTTATGGTTTGTCTGGATACTCAGTAATTAAAAATACTAACTCAGAGCCAATTGTTAAAAATGCAAATACTACAAACCATATTGAGTTTAGGTTTGGGATGGATGTTCTGTAGTGTCAGATCCAACAGTAAAAAAGGTAATAATTAAAAAACAAGATCTTCCAGCGTTTAGCGGAGTGTCACAAAACTATTTAGTTAGATATAGAATAGTTTCTGAAGATAGAAACAGAACTTCTCACTGGTCTCCAAAATATAAACTAGATGTTGAGCCTGAGATAAATAGAGAAACAACTCCACCAGAGGCCTGGATTGCACACTCTGTAGTTATTAGTGAAAACAAGCAAGTTGCTAATATTGTTTGGACTCCACCAGCAAACCTAAAGTCTGATTTTGATCTATACGTTAAGTGGGGTGCCGATGCATTTGTATATGTTGCCTCTATCCAAACCTTTTCATACTCTATTCTAGTTCCAGCAGGGTATAATACAGTCCAATTTGCAGTTCAAGTTCCAACATTTCCTAAAGAAAGATTTATCAAGGCTACCTTGTTTGAGTCTGATCAAGCAAGCCTAGTGGTATAATAGTATTATGGCAAAAATTCCTTTACCTGAGCGTGGGCAACCACTAGATGTGACATATATTTCTCAATTAGCCCAGGTAGTTAACGAGTTATCTTCTGCAATCTCCCCATCAACATATAAATATACATCAATTGATACTCCAAATGCTGGTAGACAAAGTATAAAAAGCAGCGAAGCCAGAGTCATTGGTGGAAATGTTCGTGTAGTAAGTAGCGGAACGATTACTGCTGGAGAAGAAAAATCATTTACATACTCTTTCCCTGGAGAATTTAAATATGCTCCAATTGCAACAGCAACAGCAATAAATACTGGTAACACAGTTGCTGGAAAAAATATTACAATTGTTTTAAAAAGCATAACAACTTCTGGACTTGAGGGAGTTGTAAGATTTAATACATCTGGAGACTTGTCAATAGATGTTAATTTAATTATCATTGGTATACCAAACTAATGTTGAAATGTAAAAAATGTAAAAGTAGAATGTTCCTTGATAGACAATATACTACGATTGGACACCTTGAAACATACTGCATGTCTTGCGGATCAAGAAATTTTTATAATCCCCCAACAAGTTCTGCGGAGGGTTCATGGCTGTTAAAAAAGGAAGTATTGAGAGCGAAGGCTACAATCTCCTCCCTATAATTCCAGGGAATAAAAAGGTTTGGTTTCTTAATGGAGACCTTGTAAGAGTTTACCACCTTAACAAATCTAATGGAATAATGTCTGTTTATAATATTACAAAAGATCAAATTGAAAGTTGTTTAATTAGTGATTTTAAAAAGAAAAGAGAACGAGCCTACACAGTTAGAGAGACTGCTGATTTAGTTAATCGTCATAAAAAATATATGCCAGACTTAATGAAGAGAGGGGTTATTCCTTTCCCTATGGGCTCTCAAAAAGGTGGTGCAAGAGGTTTTCAAGTTAGATCATATTATTCAGAATCGCAGGTAAGAGAGATTCGTGATATACTTGCTACACACCATATTGGTAGACCAAGAAAAGATAATTTAATAACAAACGATATCACCCCAAGCAAGCAAGAGTTGACACGAAGAATGGGCGATGGTATACTTACATATACGAGAACTGAAGATGGGCGATTCATTCCAATCTGGTCTGAATCTATTTAACGAAGGGTATGAAATGGAAAACGAAGAGACAAAGGTATCTGTTACACTTGGATACACGCTTAACCTTGGCAACTTTCAATCACTAAGACTTGATCTTGGCGTTGTTGACAGTAAGCGCAATGGAGAAAATACAAATGACGCATTTGAACGTGTCTATAAATTTGTAGAAGATAAGTTAACTGAAAAGATTAACGAAGCAAAATCTGAAATTAACGAGTAATGGCCGAACGCAAAGACCGTATGGCTTTGCTTTCAAGATACAGCAAGTATCATACCGCAAGGTACGAATCAAAGCCATCACTTAATCTAAACGTAGAGCAATGGGCCTCAGATGCTCTTGTAGAGTCATACGGAATCTCTGGATGCTACGATATACTTGAGTATTACTTTTCAGTTGCAGAGAATCCTTCTTGGAATTACTTTGCATACAACGCAGAAAAAATATTGCAGGCACAGAAAGATAAAGCAAGAGATACAGAAGAGAGAGCAGAGCGTAGACGAATGGCAAAGGAGTGGCTAAGTGAATAATACAGAGTCAAAACTAATTACTGCAGTTCTTCAAGATAAGCAGATCCATGTACTCTTGCAAGCAAATGTCGATAATCTTCTCAGAACACATGGAGACATCTGGAACTTTATCAGACTATACTTTGAAAATAATAAATCACTTCCCCCTGCAGAACTTGTTACAGAAAAATTTAGAGACTTTTCTCCAATAGAAAATGTTGGAGCAACTAAGCACCACCTTGAAGAGTTGCAGGGTGAATATTTAAATGACAGCCTCAAAGATATACTGAGGTCAGCAGCAGGCAATGTTCAAAACAATCAAGGTACAATTGCTCTCAATGATTTAATTACTCAAACATCAGAGTTAAAGAAAAACACTTCGGCTATTCGTGATATTGATGTTACAGATCTTGAATCTGCAGTAGCATACTTTGAGAATCTAAAGATTCAGCAGGCAGCAGGACATGTTGGTATTAAGACTAACCTTCCAGGGTTTGATAACTATCTTCCTTCTGGAATTATGCCAGGGCAGTTAGGAGTCTTCTTAGCATACCCAGGTATAGGAAAGTCATGGATGGCCTTATACTTTGCTGTACAGGCTTGGAAGCAGGGTAAGACACCCCTTGTAATCTCACTTGAGATGTCAGAGACAGAAGTACGTAACCGTGTATTTACTATTATGGGTGAAGGTCTTTGGTCACACAGAAAGTTAAGTAACGGAGATGTAGAATTAGATACTCTTAAGGCTTGGCATGCTAAGCATCTACAGGGTAAGCCAGAGTTTCATATTATCTCTAACGATCAAGGTGGAGAGATCAACCCTTCAGTTCTTCGTGGAAAGATTGATCAATACAAGCCAGACTTTGTAATTGTTGACTACCTTCAGTTGATGGCTCCCAATCAGAAGTCAGATAATGAAACGGTACGAATGAAGAACCTTTCAAGAGAACTTAAACTAATGGCTATTGGAGAAGAAGTTCCTATCATTGCTATCTCCTCTGCCACGCCAGATGATGTTAATGATCTTAGTGGAGTTCCTACACTTGGACAAACTGCCTGGTCAAGACAGATTGCATACGATGCAGACTGGGTTATTGCTCTTGGAAGAGCATCTAATAGCGATATTATTGAATGTGCTTTTAGAAAGAACCGTAATGGATTTATGGGAGACTTTCTTGTTCAGGTTGATTTTGACAAGGGATATTACAGATATAAAGATTATGAAGATAAGTAGTTATAATATGGTATGGAACAAAATCACGAGAATCTTCCTCCGACCTTTTATCACCATAGGCCTATCAAAAAGTTCTATCTTGACGGGGTTATACACGATGAAGCATCACTCGGAAGACTTAAGGATGAATATGTCAGGCTGCTTGACTCTGAGATGCGACTTTCAGGGTATGTACCAAGGCTTGACATAACTCCAGATTTTACGCTAGACTATAACAGTAAGAAAAAATATTTTGAATTTCAACTAACAGTACACGGAACATATACGGGAAGAAGACAGAGCGAATGGATATCAGGAATAGACGTAAGCACACCAATCTTTACACAAAAGAGCAAATCAAAAGAATCCTTACGGGAACAGGTGTAACGATTGAGTCTGAGGTTGACTCAGACTATATAATTTTCTGTCCATATCATAACAATAATAGAACCCCCGCAGGAGAAATAGATAAGCAAGACGGAACTTTCTTTTGTTTTGCCTGCCACCACGTAACTGGACTAACAGAGTTTGTAATGCATATGTCTAATAGAACATACTTTGAGGCTGCAAGGTTTATCAAGAGCAAAGAAACAGAAACAAGCATAGAGCAAGATATAGATAGGGCCCTTTACAAAAAGCCAGAGTTTGTTTTGTTTGATGAACTGATCCTTAAGCGTTTGTACAATAATCTTGTTTCATCAGATAGGGCAAAAGATTATTTTAGGTATCGTAAAATTGAACTTTCTTCTTGGTCAAAATTTTCTTTGGGTTACTCAGAAAAACAAGACATGGTAACTGTTCCAGTTCATAGCCCAGACGGAATGCCTATTGGCTTTGTTGGAAGATCTATTGAGGGTAAAGAATTTAAAAATACCCCAGGACTTCCAAAATCAAAGACACTGTTTAATTTGCACAGAGTTAAAAGTTCTGACAAAGTATACATCGTAGAGTCATCTTTTGATGCTATTAGACTTGATCAGTGTGGCTTTCCAGCGGTAGCAACACTTGGATCTAACGTATCAAACATACAAATAGAATTGCTTCAAAAGTACTTTAATGATATAATTGTCATTGCGGATAACGATGAAGCAGGTGGAAATATGAAAACTAAGATAGTTGAAAAACTTGGTTCTCGTGTGTCCGTAATAAAACTAAATAAAGAATATAAAGATATAGGCGACATGGACGATAAGTCAATTCAAGAACTAAGTTTCCAGTTTGACAAATCAATACAGTCTATGCTAAACTAACATAACACAGAAAAGAGAAAACACATGGCAATACTAAGAGGAATAAAAGAAATGGGTCCAGTACTAGATGGCCCAAAGGGTGGCGATGGTCCAAAGGTTAAGTGGCTAAAACTTGCCGATGGTCAGTCAGTAAAGATTAGGTTCGTAGAAGAACTTGATGAAGACTCAGCAAACTATAGTGCTGATCGTGGTCTAGCAATTGTTGTATCAGAACACACAAATCCAAAAGACTATAAGCGCAAGGCTGTAGACACAATGGATACAGAAGGTCGTGACTGGGCAGAAGAGATGCACCGTAAGGATCCAAAGGCTGGCTGGAGAGCACGTCTTCGTTTCTATTGCAACGTAGTTGTAGATGACGGCATTGAAGCACCTTATGTTGCAATCTGGTCAATGGGTATCAGTAAGCAATCATCATTTAATACAATTCGTGAGTATGCTCTTGAAACAGGAAGCATTTCAAACGTACAATGGAAGTTAAAGCGTAATGGTCAGGGTACTGAAACCAATTACACACTTATTCCATCAGCACCAGATAAGGAACCATTTAATTGGGGAGATATCAAACCTTATCCACTAGAGTCTGCACTACGCAAGATTCCATATGCAGAACAAGAAGCGTTCTACTTGGGCTTTGATGGCCCATCTGCCACATCAGCAACAAACGCTGACTGGTAATATGAACTACGTCGGCTTACATGTCCACACCCATTTTAGTTTATTTGATGGGATTGCTACTCCAGAAGAATACGTTGACCGTGCAGTTGAGTTAGGGATGCCAGCAATTGCCATCACTGACCACGGTACTTTATCTGGGCATAGGGAACTGCACCGTATTGCAAAAGCAAAGGGCATTAAGCCAATTCTAGGTCTAGAAGGATACATGTGTGCAGACATATCTGATACAAGAGATAAGTCTGAAAGAGAAGGTCAACAAGATCTTGTCTACAATCACATTATCCTTCTAGCCAAGAATCAAATTGGTTTAGAAAACCTTAACAAGATTAGTGAACTATCTTGGACAGATGGTTTCTTTAAGAAGCCAAGGTTTGATTTTACTATATTAGAAAAATATAAAGAAGGAATTATTGTAACCTCTGCATGTCCAAGTAGCGTTTTGGTTAAAGCACTTGAAGAAGAAGAGTTTGCAATTGCTAAAAAGTATATTACTTGGTTTAAAGAACGCTTTGAAGATGACTATTACATTGAAGTAATGCCCCATAATGAAGCCCAGATTAATAAATATCTTATCGAACTTGCAGATGAGTTTGGTGTTAAGGTTATTGTAACTCCAGACTGTCACCATGTTGATCCATCACAAAAAGAAGTTCAAGAGTTTAAGTTGCTAATGAATACGCATGGCAAATTTGTTAAAGATGCAACCTATGAGAAGTCAAAGAAAAAAGGTAGCATGATGGAGCGCCTTGACTACCTTTATGGCGAAGATCGTCAGATTACATTTAATAAGTTTGATATTCACCTGCTCTCATACGAAGAGATTAAGGCAGCGATGGAATCTCAGGGGATAGATAGACCTGACATATACTCAAACACACTCCTATTAGCAGATACAGTAGGAGACTATGGCATTCAAGAAGGACTAAATCTTCTACCAGTACAGTACAAGAGTCCTGATAAGGAACTTGCAAAGGTTGCTCTTGAAGGTTTGGTAGAGAGAGGTTTGTCAGAGAATCAAGAGTATCTTGACAGACTTGAAGAAGAGTTGCAAATTATTAAAGACAAGAAGTTTGCCCCATACTTTCTTGTTGTAAGCAACATGATTAACTGGGCTAAGAAAGAAGAGATTATGGTTGGACCAGGCAGAGGTTCATCTGCTGGCTCTCTTGTTTGTTACGCATTAAAGATTACAGACATTGACCCTATTGAACACAATCTTTTGTTCTTCCGTTTTATTAACCCAGAGCGTAACGACTTTCCAGATATTGATACAGATATCCAGGATACTCGTCGTGAAGAAGTTAAAGATTATCTAGTTAGACAGTATCGACATGTTGCATCTATTGCTACTTTCCTTCAGTTTACTGGCAAGGGAATTGTTAGAGATGTTTCAAGAGTTCTAAATATCCCACTGTCCGATGTCAACAAGGTTTTAAAAACTGTAGATACATGGGACGACTTCTGTACATCTAAGTCAACACGAGAGTTTCGTGAAAAATATCCAGAGGTAGAAGTTTATGGAGAACAACTTCGTGGACGTATTCGTGGTACAGGTATTCACGCAGCAGGTGTTGTAACCGCAAAGGAACCAATCTTTAGATACGCACCTCTTGAGACAAGATCTTCTACTGGATCTGATGAAAGAATTCCTGTCGTAGGTGTTGACATGGAAGAGGCTGAGAGAATTGGTTTGATTAAGATTGATGCATTGGGTCTTAAAACTTTGTCTGTTCTTAAGAATACAATTGACATAATCAAAGAACGAGATGGCAAGAAGATTGATCTTCTTAAGATTAAGATGGATGATGCAAATGTTTATCAGATGTTGTCAGATGGATACACAAAGGGTGTGTTCCAATGTGAAGCAGCACCATACACAAACCTTCTTGTTAAGATGGGTGTTAAAAATCTAAACGAACTTGCAGCATCAAATGCTCTTGTTCGTCCAGGTGCTATGAATACTATTGGAAAAGATTATGTTGATCGCAAGCATGGTCGTCAAAATATATCTTACACACACCAAGTACTAAAGGAATTTACGGAAGACACTTATGGCTGTATTCTTTACCAGGAACAAGTTATGCAAGCATGCGTACACCTTGGCGGTATGTCCATGTCGGAAGCAGATAAAGTTAGAAAGATCATTGGCAAGAAAAAAGATGCTAAAGAATTTGATCAGTTTAAAGAGAAGTTCGTAGAGGGTGCCTCTAAGTTTATTTCTCCAAACCTTGC